TAGTGAGGAATTGACCAGCTTGCGTACTGATGCCATGTTGAGTAACATGAGTACAAAAGACATACGCAAGGACATTGATACCACCACACTCAAAGTAAAAATGGTAGGAAAGAAAGCCGGAACCTATCAAGTCAAAGGTTTGCCTGCACAAAGCAATATCAATGATATACGAGCATATCTCAAAGAATATCAAATTCAAACCGCACGTACTGTTGATTTTATCATGATTGATTATCTAGACCTGTTGATGCCAGTAAGTGCCAAAGTCAGCCCCAATGACTTGTTTGTAAAAGACAAATATGTATCAGAAGAACTGCGTAATCTAGCCAAAGAACTAGGTATGTTGATGGTAACGGCTTCGCAGTTGAATCGTAGTGCAGTGGAAGAAGTAGAATTTGACCACAGTCATATATCAGGTGGTATCAGTAAAATTAATACAGCAGATAATGTGTTTGGTATTTTTACAAGTAGAGCCATGCGTGAGCGTGGTCGTTATCAAATTCAGTGTATGAAAAGTCGAAGCAGTACAGGTGTAGGCATGAAAGTGGATCTTGAATACAATATCGAAACCATGCGTATCACTGATCCTGGACCGGATGCACAAAGTGAAAATGGCGGCCAAGGATTCCGTACCAGTAGTCAAATTATGGATCAGATTAAAACATCTACCACAACAACCAGCCCGCCTATGATTGCAGCAAAGCCTAAACCTGGATTTGATCTTGAGAGCAAAGTTGCTGGTAATGTTGATAGCACCAAACTCAAGCAAATGCTAGCCGGATTAAAGAGCAAAACTGAATGATAAAGTTTGATGACATTAGGCGTGTACATCTTGAAATATCAAGTCTTTGTAATGCAAGTTGTCCGTGGTGTCCTCGCACATTCTGGGGGTATCCTTACAATGGTGGATACCCTGAGGTGAATCTTACTTTAGAATCAGTAAAAAAAATATTTTCATTGGATTTTTTACAGCAATTGAAGTCCATTCATATAAATGGAAATTTTGGTGATCTAGTAATGAATCCCGAAAGCCCGGATATCGTTGAATATTTTTTTTCCTGTAACGATAAATTAGACATAATAATTAGTACCAATGGTGCCGCTCAGTCTGCTAAATTTTGGGAAAGACTTGGTAAAACTAAAGCAAAAATATTATTTTGTATTGATGGTTTAATTGACACACATCATTTGTATAGACAAAATACAGTATGGAATACCGTTATTAACAATGCTAAAATTGTTATTAACTCTGGCGGGCATGCGGAATGGAAATTTATTGAATTTGATCACAATACCCATCAAATAAACGATTGTCGCAAACTAAGTCTAGACCTTGGATTTAAAAAATTCAACTTAATTAAAAGTCAACGCACAGTGGCACCTGTGTTTAATAATCGTGGTAAGTTTACTCATGCATTGGGAAATTATCAAGGTGACACAAATTTTGAAGTTATGTTTTTTAAAAAGAAAACAGACTTAATATTACTAGAAGATATTTTGACAGGAAAAAATCCAAAAAAATCCTTAAATTGCGAATCAAAATTAGAAAGAGAAATTTACATAGCATCCAACGGAGACGTAAGCCCATGTTGCTATACTGGATTTTATCCTAAAACTTACGGGCACGGCCAATATCATCAGGCAGCAAATGCACAACTAATCTCTTTAATTAGTAAAAATAATGCGCTTGAATATTCATTGGAAGAATGCATTGAGTGGTTTACAAAAGTAAAGAACAGCTGGTCTATAGAGAAGTACGAAAACGGACGTCTTGTAATTTGCGATGATAATTGCGGAATTTAATGATAAATATTTAATAACGGAGTAGATTTTGCAGAAGCGCACCCGTAGTATACTTGACGAATTAGCCCATATGCCCGTAAGCAAAGACCGGGAAAATCTTGTGGAAAGTCGTGCTGGACATGTTATACAAGGTGCTATTAATTTGATTAATTATATTAAAGAAAACTATGATGCCGAGCAAGCAGCCGAGCTTGAGCGCAGGTTACTTAATAGTATCAAGTCTCAGGATCCTGCTAAATTTGCTCGCGGTGTAAGGAGATTACGTAGTGAAAATTAATGAACTAGAGCTTCATGAAGGAGTATTTGATAAGTTAGCAGCAGGGGTAGCAGGTGCAAAGGCCGGCCTACAAGCAGGGGGAGATGCAAGACAAGGCACAGCACAGCAACAAGAGGTTGCTAGAGAATTTATTAACCGATGGAATCAAGCTGTTGCTCAGGATCCAAGTATAGCTACACCAGATTCTTTAAAGCAGTTTATGCACAATAGCACAAGAAAATCTGGTATAACTGTTCCCGAACCTCCTGCCACAATAAACAATGCTGCTGTTGCCCAATATATAACCAAGGTTATGGGACAATCCATGGCCGCTCGTAGATTAGGATTGCAGCCAGCTGAGCAACCAGGCGCAGAGGCACCGGCTGGTGCCACAGCACCGGCAGATGCTAAAGCAGCTCCTGCAGCGCCAACACTTACTCCTGGCTTTACCATGACCGACGACGATCCAGTAACTATCAAGTATAAAAAACAAGATTATGTCAGGAATGACGAAGGTTACTGGGCACCACTATCTGCACCAACTAAGCCAATCACCGACAGTGCCACGTCAAAAATATTTGACAAACAGGAGCAGGCTATAGAGAACTGGAAGGCAGCACAAGCTGGGACAGCTCCTCCTGCACCTAAATCTACTCCTGCAGCACCTCCGCCGACTGATGCCAGTGCCGATGCAGATACCGGTACTTCTGCAGACGCCGCTACATCTAGTCCCGTTAAACCGGACGATAGAACAGCTAAAGAGTTATTATCGCCGTCGGGTATAAGAGATACAGAGACAGAAGTTTTTATTCCGGGGCACGGTATAGTACAGAAACAAGAAGATGGAAGTTGGAGAAGTTTACCTAAAAAAGCGCCTATCAATAAAGCAGATTGGGCAGCATTAGATCAACGTTTGGAAGCTGCCAAATCAGCAGCCCCTGCAGCAGCCCCTGCAGACGAACCAGAGGCCACTGATGTAGCCAGTACAAGTTTACCGGGTGCACCTATCAAGTCAAAAGTTGAAGTAAGTGGCGGCGGTGTTTCGGTTGGGTTCGAAAAAGGCGACGAAGGTTGGAGAAATATTGACCCAGCTAAAGCATTAACAACGCATAAGCCTGGCACCAAAGCTTATGATGCACTCGAGCGTCAATGGGCCAGAATGAACGGCAAACCTGAACCAACACCTACTGTAGGCACAACAACTACAACACCAACTCCAGCTCCCGAACCTGCTACAGCTATGACAGAAAGTTTTAAAAGATTGAATAGAATAACACATGGCAAAATTTGAATTCATCCAGTCGTTGAGCGAAGGGATCACTCACATCGAGCATCCTGAGGATTTAGTTTTTTCAGAAGGCAGCACAGGCGCCGCTCGTGGGCTGGAATCTTTGGAAAACGTAATTAGTAAACCTAAAAATATTACAATCAAGTGGGACGGATTCCCGGCGCTAGTATTTGGTAGAAACCCTCAAGGTGAGTTAATTGTAGTAGACAAACACATGTTTACACGCAAAGATGGTGCCGCACTGGGAATCACTAGCCCTAAAAAGTTTATAGACTACGACGTCGCTCGAGGTGCCAATAGAGCCGACTTATGGGATAAAATATCAAAATTATGGGACGGATTTGAACAAGCAGTGCCCGGCGGTATGAAAGGTTACTATTGGGGTGACCTATTATGGACCGGCGTTCCACCGGTGGTAAATGACGAATATGTTTTTAAACCAAACACGGTTGCATATAATGTTCCAATTGACAGCGAACTTGGTAAACGCATATCAGCTTCTAATGGCGGGATAGTAATACATCAAATGTTTACTAGCCCAGAAAGTACTCCGCAGGTGATCGGTGGCATTGGCAATTTAAATACCAACGGACCATTGGTAGTCATGATGCCAAATATTACAGATAAGATATCATTGAAATTACCTGTTCAATTACATAATCGTGCCAAGACGTTGATTAAAAAATATGGTAATGCTGTGGATCAATTTTTAAGCAGAGACAATTTAACTGCATTAAAAGTCAGCGATTTGCCTACACTAATGAAAACATATATCAATTCTCGCATTCGTGGAGAAACTAGAGATTTTTATGAATGGTTGCCTGCCAAACTGTCAGGACCTAAGCAACAGCGTCTTTTTGGTGATGAACAAAATCCCGGCTATTTACAACAGCATGACGAAGGGGTTCAAGGTGCATTTGCTATATACGAAGCAATAGCAGCATTGAAAAATCACATAGTCGATCAGCTAGATAATCAACAAAAAACTATTAAAGCAACAGTTAACGACAGCCCAGGCGGCGAAGGATATGTAACAGCTACATCTGGTGGACTAATAAAACTAGTAAACAGAGCTTCGTTTAGTGCAGCTAATTTCGCCAAAAACATGTAGGCAGCATAAATAACTTTAAGCGCAGTAGCGTAATATATTAGGAGAAATAAAATGGCAACAGTAAACAGAGTAAATGGCGATAGCCAAGTAGTAGTAAACGTTGGCGATAGCCTAACAAAAAATGCAAACGCAGTAATTATCAATACTGGTATTGCAAGCCCAATCAGCGCAATCAAAGTTGTTGCTGCAACAGGTAACTTGGCGGCTGAATTAGGTGGTCCAAATAACGATGGTAAAGCATCTGCAGTGCATACACTACTAAACACCATCGCAGGTAGTGCAACAATTTTAGCATATCAAGTTGACAACAATACAGCTAACGTTCAGTTGAGCGTTATCGTTGAGCGTAGTGCATGGGCAAGTGACTTGGCATTACAAACAGCAGTACGTGCGTTAGGTTCTAACATTGGTGCATTTGGCGTAGTTAATATGTCAGCAGCAGCAGTTAGCACAACTAGCGGTATCAAGATTGTTTAATTAAAAACAATCTACCAGAAAGCAGACTTTCGAGTCTGCTTTTTTTATGACTATAAATATTAACATGAATCACGAGCGTTATATAACAGGACTAACATTAGTAGACATTACTTCAACTGGAGTTATACATAATCGTGCTGACCGAGAATTTGATCGCAATCAACAACGTAATTGGGAAACAGTGCTTCAGTGTATTGGGTTAAGAACGCAACCGTTTGATATACTAGAGCCCGTGGTTAAATCAATGAATGTTGATGACCACTTTGGTGAGATGTATTATGGTAAACAACGAGTATGGTGTTTTACTTTTACGGTTGAACAATTAGGAGTTTGGGACAATGGTCAAGATGCTTTAGCGTTATTGCATAAAGATTTTGACGAAGTTCCTATAATTCAAGGCTTAACCGAAACAGCCAGATTTATTCTGCCTATTTTTTACACCCAAGGGGCGATTAAAAACATATTTTTTAGATTTGGTAGATTAGACTTAAATAGTATTTGACATTTTTGTTTTCCCCCTTCTCATGGCTCATTTTTGATTTATAGTTTAAAAAATGTCGTTAAGTTTTGAAAGATTAACAAAAAATGACCACAGAAATAGAGAAACAGAATTTAGAAGCACACGTTGAATTGTGTGCCGAAAGATACAAAAGCTTAGAATCTAAATTAAACACACTTGAAACCAAAGTAGAACGCTTAGAAGAGCATATAATCTTTATTAGAGATAAACTATCGGCAACTCCAGACAAGGCAAACAAAACAATTATTACAATTGGCACAACAGTAATTGGAGTATTATTAACAGCAGTTATTGGACTAATAATTAAATTAAACTCATGAAAATTTTAGAACTTGTTAACACCATAAGTATTGCTATAACAAATGAAGAAGCAGAAGTGCTAGATTTATTTGAAGATGATACAGTGGTACAACGACAGGATCTATCACCTAGGCAGGTTGTATTAGCAAACCAATTAGTAAACAAAGACATTTTATTAAGAAAAAATGAAACAGGCCAGATCACATACAAGAAAAAAGTTTAAACACAAGCCTTATGAAAAGTTAGGGTTTACTAAGCAACAGGTCAATCAAGCAGCTGAAATTACTACACAATATTTAAAAGCATGGACTGATAGAGAACTTCGATATCTAGCAATTAATAAAAATATACCCGTGTGTTTGCCTATAGGTGACCACGGGTTTTTAATTGGACGCTATAAACTTGAAAAGTTACATGATAACTGTTGGAGAGTATCAGACATCAATAATTGCATAATTAACGATTTTACTTCAAAAATCAGTGCAGCTTCATATGCTTTTGCTGAGCATTTAAACCATCTTAATCTAGCTAGAAGTTTGCTTAAAGCAGATAGTGTGGTCAGTAAGCTTGAAATAGATCAATACTATTATCAGAATACAATCAAAATAAGTCTTAAAAAACAAGATTATTTTCGTGCAGATTTAGCTAAATTACGCTATTTAGATTGTAATTTACAACTTCAATCGGCAAGAAGAGAATTAGAAAAAACTATAAATACAGCTAAATATTTGAAAGTTCAGGAAAGATTACTATGAAATTATCAGAAATGAGAACCAAGCCAACTGCTACAAAACTTAACAAAGTTATGGAAAGCCGTTTTGGCTATTCGCTAGATTTTAACAAAATGACGTTTAAAAAAGCATATCGTATTGCTAGCGGACTAAGCGAAAGTTTAGGCAAAATTAAACGTACACATGGCGCACTAGCTGTTGAGCAGAATCCTGCGTATCTTGAAATGATGATGGTACGTGAAAGTATTCATCGTTGGATGCAAGAAAATCGTCAGCAGTATATCACAGAAAGTGAGCTAGCGAAGTCTGAAGCCATTCTTGCTGCCAAGGACATGGTGGATAGCATTCAGGACATGCTTGAAAAGATTAGTAAAATGCAAAGCGAACAAATGCCAGCATTACTTGATACTATTCGCGATCAAATTGG